TTCTGGTGGATTTATACAAAAAGATATTAATGGTGGCGCTCAAACCACAGCTCTTTCAGTTTCAGATGGAGCAACTGGTGCAGAACTTGCACACAGAATGATAGAATTTACAGGAACTATTTCTGGAAATCAAATCGTAACTATTCCAAACGACGTTCAAACATTTTATTTTTTAAGAAATTCAACATCTGGGTCTCACACAGTACAATTTAAATACGCAACTGGTTCAGGTGATTCACTTACGTTTGCAGCAACAGATAAAGGTGATAAATTAGTATTTGCATCGGCTAATCCTGATGCAACAAATCCAAAAATTTTAACTATTGCTACTGGTATAGGAAGTGTTGTTGCAGATACATCGCCACAACTAGGTGGTGATTTAGATGTTAATGGGAATGATATCGTATCAACTTCTAACGCAGATATTGATATTATACCTAACGGAACTGGAGATGTTGTTCTTGGAGCAGACACAGTAAAAGTTGGAGATAGTGGGGCAGCCGCTACTTTAACCTCAAATGGAGCTGGAGCGCTAACTGTAACTACAGGCGGTGCAGCAGATTTAATTTTAAACACAAATAGTGGGACAAATGCAGGGACTGTTACTCTTACAGATGCAGCAAATGGAGATATAACTATAGCTCCAAATGGCACTGGTAGAACAAAAGTAACCAATGCATCACCAGGAACTAGTTCTACTCAAGTTGTAACTACTGATGGAAAAGGTATTGTCTTTTCCATGGTTTTCGGATATTAATCTAGAAGGAGAATAAAAAATGGCAACACCGAATCTTGTAAATATAGCAACGATCACACCTAAAAATGCTATGGGTAGTTTATCTGATACAAACAGAACTACTATGATTGATGTCCCTGCAGAAACTGCAGTAAGAATTGATACAATATTATTAGCAAACATTGATGGAACTAGTGCTGTTGATGCAACAGTAGAAATTAGTAATGACAATGGCTCGACTTTTTATAAAATTGCAAGCACAATTTCTGTGCCTGCAGATTCAACTTTAGATTTAATTGCAAGACCTATCTATTTAGATGAAACAGATATAATTGCTGTTACAGCTGGTGCTGCTAACGATTTAGCTTTTCACGTTTCTTATGTAGAAATGGTTGATTAATAAATTTTAGGGAGGAAAGAAAAACAATGCCAAGAATTATAAAATCAGCAAAAGGAACTTTTAACTCATCAACTATCACTGTTGACTCAAGTGGCAGAATTGTTGATGCATCCTCTGGAGCAGGGGCAGCAGTTATGAAACCTGTTTTATATGCTGAAGGACCAGCATCTGGAACATTTAATTCAAACGGAAATCAAGTTACAGTTTACGCTGCTTCTGGGGGAGGCGGTGGAGCTGGAATGTCTGAAACTGGATCACAAAATGTTTTTGGAGGAGATGGTGGCTACGGAGTTCAAGGTATTTTTACTAGCGATATTACACCTCCTTTTTCACAACCTTACGCTGTAGGCGGTGGTGGACCAAATGGAAATCCTGGAGGTGGAAGTTCAGGAAATGATGGGGGCGCAGGTGGGGCAACTAGTATAGCAAATTTATTTAGTTTAAATGCTGGTAACGGTGGTAATAACGGTGCAGAAAATCAAAATGGACAAGATGGAAATCCTGGAAGTGTTGGTAGTGGAAGTTTTTTAAGATCTGTTAATTTTAGTGCTAACCATGATTTAAATAACACTATAACAAATACTTTTACATTTGGCTTGTCGTCTTCTTATGGATCTAGGGGACAGGGCGGTCAACGAAATCAACATGGAATGAGCGTTGCGTCTGGTAGAAAAGGATTGTTATACGTATTTGATAACTCGTAGTAATTATGGCAAAACATTTATTATTTCAAGATGGTAGACTTTATGCAATGGCGAATGAGGACGCTAAATCAGATTTTTTAGTTAACGCTGCTACAACTGTCACTGCAAAAACAGTAAGTGATGAAGATTATAAAAGTGTAGGAGTTAAAAGTAAAAGAGCAACTTTAGATGGTGATACAGTTGTTTACACAGATAAAGGGTCTCTAGCTGCTGATATTACAGATGCAACAGAAGCACAAGATCTTTTATCAACCGAAATAAATTATTTAATAAAAGATATTAAAGAAAAAGCTCAAAACAATTATGGTTCAGATGCAGGTGCTTACCTTCGAAATTTTGTAGCATTTCTACAAAATATAGATACTTC